TGATAGCGCGATGAAGTTTTGATAGTCTGTTGGTAGGTAATTGCTTTTCATATCTCTCACTCCGTTATAGTTCGTATTGTTCTAATATCAGCACCGTCTACGTCATAGAAGTATTCACGTATGCCATACTCTATCTCTTCCCCCACCTTACCATCGGCAGGGATGGGGTACTCTTCTTCATCAATGTCAATAGTAATGAACGCTTTAACTCTTACCATCTGCCATTACCTCTTCAATCAACTTATCCAAGTACCACTTGGCTTTCTCTAAGTCTTCTACTGGCTTCTCTTTGTAGTCAAACCGCCAGAGATACTTGAGTATGTTACCTTGCAGGTAATGCTTGAACCCATCACCAGTAGCGGCAGAGATAGCGTGTATGCACTCAATGCCTGTCTGGTTGTAGTGTGGTGGACTATTCACCATATCCACACCACCATAGGCTTCCTTGCCAGCTTGCTCTGCTTCATCTTCCATCATCTGTTTCATGTATGTCTCATGTCTCATGCTGAACCCCCTGTCTTAGTTGTGAAGTTAAGATGGACTACATTGCCATCATACTCTTTCTCGACCTTACATTCTTCCTCTAGTTCTACATCAATATCTATCTCGTTGTCAATCATAGTTTCAACATATTCATGTACTAATTTACGTATGCTTTCTTCTTGTTCCATGATAGGTACAGTCGCACATATCATCTTGCAGAAGTGCATGATTTGATTGTAACCATCATCGTCCATAGGATTGTCAGGGAACGCCATGATTGAGATGTCTATCTCTCCACTCCACGTACCATCGTCATCAGCAAAAGGTCTCACTCGTATTATAAAGTCTTCGTCTTGTATCTTCTCCATCATATCTTCTTTGTTCATATTTTGGTTCTCCTCTTCACTGTTGAGTTTGGGTGACTTATAAAGTCAGGGTGTTTATCCTTTCCTTTCTCTTTGAGCCAGTCCTCTGGAATGATTCGGTCATAGTATCTGAATCCATTCTTAGTACACCAATCACCATAGGATGACTTTGCCCCCTTACGTATCTTACTACGGCTGTTCTCAAACACAAACCGTATATCTAAGTTAGGATGTTGCTTCTTAACTTCAAGATGCTTGCGTCTGTCTGCCGCCATGAACCTGCCTTTTACTTCAATGATAATACCATTGTCAAGTATTATGTCAGGTGTATAGGTACGGTAGGCTAGGTCTTGCCATTCAATCTTAACAGCTTCGTATCTGAATGATACCTTATCTGTCTTTAGCTTCTCTGCTATGGTCAACTCTAGCCCACTACGATACCCGTACTTACGTGCGGCTCTCCATGCCTTATGCTGCAACTACATCTCCTATGTATGAGATAGTCGGTGGTGACTTAGCCTTGGACATTACGGATGGACGCTCTGTTAGGTTATCCCAGCAGTCAAAGCGGTAGTTACAGAACCTGCAACCGTCATTGAGTACTTGATTGCCTGTAGCCTTGCCTCTGAATGTCTCAGGCACAGGCTCAAAGCATCTCTCAAATGCATTACTATTAACTGTATCGGCTGTCGCTTGTATCTTGGCTACTTCCTCATCCAAGTTCAGTCCCGTTGCAGGTACATACTTGAATGCTCCATTAGCTTTGTTGACTACCCACCAGCCACCGACCTTCTTGCCGGATGCCTTGGCATAGCCAGCAAGCTGTGCTACATAACCAAAGCCATCACCAGAGGCTAGTGTATCGTACGACTCAAACTTGTTTGTGTATGACCAGTTAGATGCTGACTTCACATCATCCACTGCACCGTCAATCACTATGTCGTACTCACCATTTATCTGGTCATCCTTCAACTCTAGTGTTACCTTGTCAGCATCCTCATACTGCACACCAGCAGACTTGAGTAAGCCCTTGAAGACAGCTTCAACGATGTCTCCAAGCATCATGTTCATCATAAATGTGGTGGGGAAAGGCAAAGCAACTTCAGGTTTGTTCTTGTCATACCATAGCTGGCAAGTGGGCCTACCCACATTAGACATACGTAACCTGAAGTCGCCACGCGCCTTGCCCCCACCAAACTGGCGTTTCAGTGCATCCGATACATCGTCAGCTACTTGCTTGATAGTATCGTCCGACATAATGCTGTTACCATTCACAGCATCTGTCATGTACTGATGTAATGCCAGTTCAGCAGGGTGGTTCATTATGCTACCTCTTCTTCGATTTCAACGTCAACGATACCATCAACATCCATGTCATCAAGGTCTTCATCATTCTTGCTGATGGCCTTCTCTGCATAGGTATTGATGATGTATGTGTTGTAGTTCTCCACCCAAGACATGAAGTCAGCAAACCTGTTCTGGTCTTCCTGTGACAGTTCAACTGTCTTAGTTACGTCCAGATTAACAACAGGTAGATAGAAGCTACTACCATTAGGTAGCTTACGCTCTTCTGTCTGTGCGGAAATCATGTGCTGCACAGGAAGACGCTTCATCTTAGCCAGCTTGGTAAAGCATGTGCCTACTTCCTTGAAGGCATCACGATTGTCAATCTCCCAGATGAATGCTGTAGTCTGTACTTCTACAGAGTTACCACTTGCATCTACAGGGTCAATCAAATCAACTGTACCAAGCACTACACGGACACGCTTGATTGACTTGAGTAAGTCCTTGGTAGCATCAGGTAGTGACTTGTAATCTTCAATCCAACCAGATGGTTTACCACAGTTGAATCCACCGTCATTGTCTTTCAAGTCGATGTTAAGGTTGTCAGCCATGACAGTCTTAACGTAACGGTTAGGTGTATTCCCAGCAGCCATAACAAACTTCTTGTACATGAAGCGTTGCATGAATGGACGCACCTTGATGTCCTTGGCATAGTAGGTAGGGCCATCGGGAATCTCTAGCTTGTAGTGTCCACCCTCAACTACTTCCATGTTGACACGCTTGCCATTCACCTCTGCCTCACCCATGATAGGTGTGTGATGAATGCGCAGTCGTGCCAGTGTACTGGTCTGCTTCTTGCTGCTAGTTGCCTCATGTGCAATGCCCATTGCTTGTGCCATTGCTGCGTAATTGTTAGTGTCGATAGTTGTAAGTTCAGTCATATTTATATCTCCTTTTCTAAGTCAAGTTCCATAGTTATATCAGGTTACGTCCACTACGTCAAGCCAATTATCTCCTATTTTTGCTTCTAATAGTAATGGTACATTAAACACCACACCCCAGCGGGATGTGATGAGGGAAGGTAGTGCCTCGTTAGCTTGTGCTATGATGTCAATTACCTGCCGTTCTTCATCAGGATGTACATCAATAACAACACTGTCATGCACAGAGTTAACTACACAGCTATGCATACCTTGTAGTAGCTTGTCAATGTGTAGTAATGATATAGGTACAATGTCTGCCGTAGCAAACGACTGTACGGGATAGTTCTTTATCTGAGTAAAGAAGGACACAGTGCCGTTAGCCCTACGTACTACGTCAGGGAAAGCAAATTGCCTACCTGATGGCGTAGAGATACGGCGTGTGTTTACAGCTTCTTTAGCCAGTCGGGAATGCCAAGTGGCAACACCCTTGTACTTCTCGTTGAAGTGGGTGTAGTACGCTGCTTCCGCAGCAGTTCTTCCGTAGCCTGACGCTCCATACAACGGCGCGAATGTATGAGCCTTCGCATCCTGTCGGCTCGTAGGCTGACCAGCATCGGTAATAACTTTAGCGGTGTATGCATGTACATCAAATCCAGTAGATACTTCTTCAATTGCAACCTCATCTTGTGATAGAAATGCGGCGGCGCGAAACTCAAGCTGCGCCATGTCAGCTTCCATTATCTTACCACCCTCGAATCGTGACACAAATACTTTCTTTACAGGGAACGTGCCGCCACGTGGCATGTTCTGCATGTTAGGGTTAGCACCCGACAAGCGACCTGTCGAGGTGCGATGTTGTAGTAGGCTGACATGCAGCATACCATCCTGCTTAGTGTATGTCTGTATGCCATCAACGAAGGATGACAGGTACGTATCTACAGCAGACAACCTACGCACTTTAGATAGGAAGTCAACAGCATCGTGCATACCCTTAGACTTAGCGACAGACTCAAGCAACTCAAGGTTAGTCTTGCTGGTACTAAAGCCATTAGCACTAGCCCACTTAGCAGAAGGCGGCTTGAACTTTAGTCCTGCAAGAGTAGGTAGATTGACCAGATTATAACCATTAGCATCACATGCTTTACAACCATTGGGTCTTGCAAAAGGGCTTCCATCTTTCTTTACCTTTCTTACTTGTCCTGTTCCATTACAGGTACGACACTGTTCTGCTGTTGTCTTGTACACACGCTCTGTACCACCAGCCATGAGGCTGCGGAAGTCTGCGTCTGCCATGTAAGGGTCAATAGCATTACCCCAATAGGGCTTGTCTAATACCCTACGACCGTAGATTACCCAAGACAACTGCTCTGGGCTGTTGAGGTTGATAGGTGTATCACCCATCAGCTTACGTACATGAACATTGAGGCTGTCAATAAGTTGACGCTTCTCCTGTTCAAATTCTTGACGCACACTATCCAGTACATCTAGGTCTACCTTGAAACCACGCTGATAGATACGTGCTAGGCATACCGCTACCTCATTAGTAAGTGTGACGGTAGGCATGAGCATAGCATCAGCCTCTGTGTTAAGGCGATACACTAGCTTGTCAGACAGTTGCTGTGTAGCATGTAGGTCAGCAGATAGATACTCTGCCAACTCATCGTGTGGTATATCACGAGTAGAGTAACCCTTCTTGAAGTACT